GTACGAATCACCCGCCAGCGACCGGCCGCCAGCCTTCACCGGCGAGGCGTAGACGTTGAGCACGTGCGTAAGCCGTGCCTGTTCCCTCCGTGCTCGCCGAATCCATTCCGCAACTCGCGGGCGAACGGCCTGGTGAATTCGCACCCGCCGCTGCACCTTCGTCTCCGGCCTCGTCCGCACCGCCTTCACTCGGCAGAGGCGCACGGCGGCCTTGCGTGACCCCGGCGCGGCGGAACGCGCCGGCATCCGCCAGAACGTCCGTTGCACATGGATCACGCCTTCGGCTGCCATGCCGACCCCTTCCGTGAAAGCCGTCACACATCAACTGAACAACACGCCTTGCGGCCCAGTCGGACGAGACACCGCCAAACTCCTGGCTGGCGAGACAGTCACAACTCCAGGCTTGGGATATGGAAGTGCCCTTGCCGTAAGTGATTCCCTCGCCCTTTTCGACACCGGTAACACATATCGGTACTGCGTGAACTCATGGCGCTCGGCCCTTTCACGCCCGTTGCGAAGCCGTTCTGCCTTTGGGCCAGATCCCCAGCCGCGACAGTCAACAACGCCACGCCCCAGAAGCGATCTGTGAAACCACTCTCCATCGAGAAAGTAAAACTCTGTCCGGTGACTTCCGAGGAACAGAAAGTTCGCCGCCTGATAAACGCCGCCCATCTTTCCGCACCGCTCGTCCGCAAAACTCTGGAACACTTCGACGTATGGCTTTGCCTGACACACCAGACGAATCGCCCGCGAGATTGCCCACGAGACAAGATTGGCTGGATGTGATTCCTCGAACACCATGCGGTTCAACTCGACAAGCCCTCTCGGTTCCAGTCCTTCCATGACCTTCGCAGTCGCTTTCGGATTCATCGAAGGACCGAACTGCAACACGCCCCACACCTGCCCAGCTTCGTCCTCTACCGAAAAATGAGAGTGCGATGACCACACCACACTCCCGCTGTAGTGACGCTGCGAGATGTAGGCGTCCGCCCACTTCTTGCCGACGCGGCGAACGTCGAACCGCTCGTTGATCGGCTTGCCGTCCATGTCCTGCTCTCGCCTCCGTGATCCGCCGGCGTCTCCGACGCCGACGGCCCGTCATCCGTGCCACTCCCGCTCCGCGGGCTCCCTGCCGCTGGCCTCCTGCCGCGGCCCGTCCTGTTACATATCCAGTGCCGACGGCGGCACGACGATCCACCCGCCGTCGATCTCCACCCACACGCGGCCAGGCTCGGCGGACATCACGCGGCCCGAGAACCGCTTGCCGCCGCTTTCGCCCTGGACCCAGTCGTCCACGCTCGGCAGCGGGCGGCCGTAGACCTCCTGCATGCCGGCAATTGCCCCGGCGGCCTCACGATCACCGGCCATGACGTTGTTCGACATTCGTCGTCTCCTGTTGTTCGAGCCGCCTGAACAGCTCTGTCCTGTAAATCGCTTGGTCGTGGTTCGCCACGACCTCCAATCTCACGCGGTCGCCTCGGATGGAATGCACTCGCACCACAACGTCATCTGCGTCACGATCTCCGGGGATCGTGATGGATTGGCCTTCTCGTCGATCGAGTCGAAGTGGCATCTCTGCTCCCGTGCCTTCTGCGTCTTCCGCTGATTCCTGATCCGCTGTCCGGCCTGTCTCGCCTCGTTCCTGTACCTCACGGTCTCGCTACTCGGCCGCAGCGTGATTCCGTGCCGCGCGAGAATCTCAAGATCCTCCGTCCATCCACGCTTCACCTCTCGCACCCGACGCTTGATCGTCGACGGCGGCGGGTCTGCCGGCGTTGGCAATCCCGTTCGCACCGACCACTCGTGCCAACACCGCGAGAGCGATTCGCCACATACCCAAGCCGTTCGTTCGACCGACAGACCCAGCCCGAAGCAGAGGTCGATTAGGTCGTGATTTCGTGCCCTTCCAATCCCAGATTCCATTTCCGCCGACTCCTCTAACTGTACGCATGTTCACTTAGTTGGAACCGATCCTACCGCTGAAGTCGTTTCGTCCAACCCCCGGGAAATGCGGCGGAAAACGGCGTCCTTGCCAAAGTGTCCATCTGTCACTTCCACGCGGCCGAACTGCCACGTGCGATTGACGATGGGCGGGAAGGTAAGTGACAGGCTGGAACTTCGTCAAGAGGGAAATCTAGTGTGCCTGAAAAGAGCGTGTTTTCGGCCGAGAAACGGGCCGTGCACGAGCCAGCACACTATCGAGATGACGTAGGCCGCTTGGCCGTTCCGCGCTTGCCGTTGCTTCGGCTGGAGAGGCTGTCGGCCAGTTTGCCGATGTCGCGGTCGTCAACGAACCAGCAGCCCGCGGCACATAGGCCGCGCAGTTCGTTTTTCTTCAGCAAACGCCTCACCCATCCCGAAGAACAGCCGGCGCTCTTGGCCGCGGACGCGGCAGACGTGTGGCCCTCAAGGATTTTGTCGAGCTGCTGCTGCTTGGAGAGTGCCATCGTGCTCGCTGATTTCGTTCGGCGGCCGACTCTGCGTAGAGTCCACCAGCGACCGCCAATGTTGAAAGTACCCCGGTACAGTGAACACACGTACACCGTGGTACGATCCGAGTCTGCGAGTTGCATGGAGAGTGCGGCTTTACGTGAGCCACGCTGCGAATCGCATGGATGCTCACCGGAGCGCCACGCATGACAGCCCGACAATTCCTTCTCGAGCGATACGCCCCCTTCCGCGAATTGGATGCCAAGTCGGTTGCGTCCTATCGCATGACCCTTGATCGGTGGCAGGAGTTTCTTGGCCGCGAACCGGAACTCACCGACTTCACGAACGACTCGATTGTGATGTTTCTTCAGTGGCGATCGACGACGCCGCGCCGCGGGAAAATCGCCGCGGCACGGACGATCCAACGCGAGTGGAAGTCGCTGAAGTCCATCTGGAACTTCGCGGCTCACCGGCGAGAAATCGCCAACATGGAATTCCCGTTGTTGAAACGGAAGCAGCCGCCGGAGCGAGTCGTGGTGGCCTACTCGGCAGCCGACATTCAGCGGCTCTTGATGGCATGCCGGCTGCGTCGCGGAAAGGTCGACGGCAAGCCCGCCTCCTGGTGGTGGGCGACGCTGATCTACACCATGTTTCTATGTGGCACTCGGATCACCGAGACGCTGTCCGTGCGATGGAAGGACTTGGACCTTGACGCACCGCGAATCCGTTTTCGGGCGGAGACACGCAAGGGCAAGACGCGAGACATCGAGCGCGACATTCGCCACGATCTTGCCGCGATGCTCCGCTGGCACGTGGGCCATGCCGACGCTCTCGTCTGGAACTGGACGCCCCGCCACCCGAACTCGATCTACCCCTCTCTTCGATCGCTCTGCCGGGAAGCCGGCGTGGTCTACAAACAATTCCACAGCATCCGCAAGTCGAGCGGGTCTTTCGTGCATGCCGCCGGAGCGGACGCAACCGACCACCTCGATCACTCTTCCCCGTCGATCACCAGGGACCACTACCTAGCGCCCGACATCGTCGGCAGGCGTTCCGTGGTCGCACTGCTGCCGGAAATGGTCCTCCCAACCCTCGATCTCGGCGACGACGCCCAATTCGTACCCGACCCGGAATAGCCTGTTTCTCGGCCGAAAACGGCCCCGGAAAAATTTTTTCTCACCCCGCTTGATTACTTTGGACGATCGTCTATACTAGGGGCAGACGAGAACGACACCACCCAGGAAACGAACAGATGAACGCCCCCAAGTTTGCCTTCTCGACCATCTCCGCTTCCGCCGACGAGGTTTCTCGCCTCCGCGCCCCCGGCCAGTCGGCCGAAAGCATTGTTGGGGAGATGATGAACGCCGACTGGCCGCACCTCAAGGCGGCAGTGATCGAGGAACTGAAAAGAAGGGACAGGCGAGACGCCTGACCATCCCAGCCCCACCCGCCCGGCACTTCGCCGGGCGGGTCACACCACAAGGAACCACCCCATGAAAACCCTCCTCCCCGCCTCTGCCCTGCTCGTCGTCTGCCTGACCGCCACCGGCCTCGCCTTCAGCGGCGAAGCCCGGTCCCGCGTCCACCACACCCGCTCGCGGCTGACGCACTGGCTGACCGAGACTTTGTGGCAGCTCGATATGCAGCGTCAGGGGCTCGTCCGTGGACAGGACGAGTGCGGCGTTTTCTTCAGCGAGCCGGGCCGCTGAACCGATTACCTTCTGCATGGCACCACGCATCAACACCACCGATTACATCCGACCCGCCACGGCCGCGAAAATGGCGGGCGTCAGCCGTGCCCTGGCATACCGGCTCGTGAAGGACGGGATCGTCCCGTCCGTCGAGATCGACGGAACCGTGTTCGTCCACCGGCGGGACGTTGCCAAGATCGTGGCCACGCCGGGCATGGGGCGGCCGAGGAAGACGTAAAAGTCCCCGCCCCCGGCGCGACGGCAGCCCGCGGGCATTGCCGGTCAGCGGCCGGGGGCGGAGCTTTTTCGGCACCCGCACCCACAGTTCCCCTCGCATCGCATCTCGATCCGGCCGTCCGGCTTGTAGACGCCTCCCTGGCACTTCCCCCCGCAGCCACACTTCGCCGGTGCCGGGGGCGGCGTCGGGGCCGTCTCGGGTGCGAGCGAGGCGTAGGCCGCGGCGACGGCCGCGGCGGCGCGTGGCGGTTCGCGGTCGATCTCCGCGGGATCAGCCGAAAGGGAAGCGAGGAGGGCGAGGAGGGATTGCCATAGGGTCATCACCAGCCCTCCCCGTGATTCACGACTCGGTGCCCGTCGGCGTCGACAGCAGGCGCGTTGACGATCTGCCGCTGCTCCTGCGGCTGCGGTGCTTCGGCCGCAAAAGCCATCCACAACCCGAGCCGGGCCGCGGTACGCGTCAGCCGTGCCAGGGCATGCAGGACCGGCCGCTGGGGCTGCGGAGCGATCGGGCTGGCCGGCGACGAGCCAAGCCACCATCCGGCGGCCAGAGCGATGAGGACGGCGAAGACGAGCTTGCGGTCGATGGGCATGACGGGACTCACGGGGCGAGGGAATAGGTGCCGGCGATCGTGGAAGCGGGTTGCGGGGCGGCGGGGGCGGGCTCGAGCCAGTTGCCGTTGTCCAGTGGCCGATGGCCGAGGCCGTCGACGCTGCCGACGGCGAAGGAGTCCGTGTTCTCGCCGTTCAGCATTCGATCGACCACGGAGCGGCGAACCCAGAACGATCCGGCTGGCATGTCGCCCGGCCACGATGGACCGGAGATCCACGTCGGCCCCCATGAATTGAGGCACAGCAGGCCGTCTTCCGGTGAGCCATTCGCCGCGTAGCGGACGGCGATAAAGACCATGCAATGCGCCCACGAGCCTGACGCAGCGGCGAATCCGTTGGCGTCGCGGACGTTGGCGAATCCCTGCCCAGAGCAGACGGCCACGGGGTAGCCGCTCTCGATTGCGGCTGCGGCCTCGGCGAACGTGCCGACCGCGGCCACGTGCTTCGCCGGGTGGAGCTTGGCGATCTCGTCGAGCTTGCCGGCGTCACCCTGCCCGCCGTTGCCGAACGCGCCCCACGCCTTTGCCGTATCTGGCGAGTAGACGCGGAGATCGTGGCCGCCCACCTCCTGGCGGAAGACCACGCCCCAGTCTCGCACCCACCGGGCCGCGGCGGCCCCATAGGAGCCGTCGGAATATCCGCCGACCGGATTCCGCCCGTCCCCCGGACGGCCGCGAGCCTCCACGCGGGAGCCTCCGTAGATGCTCTCGGTGGCGACCATTGGCGGAGGATTGGCGAGACGGCCCGTCTCCCAATCGCAGCAGAGGGCGATCCACACCGCGTGGCTCCAGCCCCATGAGACGCAATCCCCGATTCCCTGCCGGCCGACGATCCACGGCTCGTGGTAAACGGCCTGGTGAGCCTTGTAGGCCGATCGGTAGAGGAAGGTATCTCGTTGCTCTGCCTTCTCGATCGCCTCGGCACCGGCCGCAGAGAATCGCCCGGCGGGGCCAAACTCGGCCATCACCTGGCGGAGCCCCTCGGGGTCGGGCGTGTACCCGAACCGGCTCTCGACCCGCGCGGCGATCCGGTGCGTGGCCCGCTCGACCAACGCCCCGACGATCGCGGCGACGATCACGAAACCGATCGCGGACCAGCTCCAGATCTGCGCGCGTCGCGTCATGGCAACCACCCGTCGAGGAGTTGATAGGAGAGGTCATCCAGCCAGTCGGCCGCGTGCGAGAGCACCGCGGCGACGAACGACAACGGCCAGCCGACGAGGATCACGAAGAAGTACCCGGCGCAGCAGGCGAACGTCTTCATCGCGTCGCCTCCGCCGCGGCCTGCGAAACCGCTCGGTACGCTTTCACCCACTTCGCCCGGGCGGCGGCGTCGACCGGCCCGCCCTCGGTGCCGGCCTCGGCGTCGAGGAACCGTTTGATCTCGTCGCGGACGGCGGGCTGCCGAGCCCCGAGCGAGACGCCACGCGTCCGCAGCTCGCGGGCGGACCGCCGCAGATCGTCGAACGCGGCACCGGTGCGGAGCCGCGGCTCCGTCTGCTGCCCGTCCCACTCGATCTGGCCGGCGAGCTCCTCGAGCAGGGCGGCCGTGGTGGCGGCATCGGACGCGGCATCCGGCCCGACAAACCGGCCGCGGAGATCGAGCCCGACCACCGGCGCGGGGCCGGGGGCAGGATGCGGGGCGGGGCGATCGTGCAGCGACCACGCGACCATGCCGCCCGCAGCCAGGATCGCCGCGATGGTCAGCGGGTGCGGGCCGGTGGCGGCCGGTGCGGGGACGGTCAGCGCCGGGGCCACGGTCGGCACCAACGGCGGGAGCCCCGCCGGGGCGGCCGGTCGCGTCCACAGCAGGTATGCCACCGCGGCGACGGCGGCGATCAGCCAATACGGAATCATGCGGGCTTCTCCGGGGCGGGCACGGCGGCCCGCGACAGCGTCAAGATCTTTTCCAGTGCCCCGCCAGCAGCGGCGATCACGAGCGAGCGAACGGCCGGACGAACGATCAGCCACACCGGCTGCATCGGTAGAGGCACTGCCGACGTGGCGACGGCGTCGAAGAGCAAGCCCACGCACGCGAGCGCCCACGCCTTTTTGCTCGGCCCGTCCAGCGTGGTGACGGAGTCAAGGCCGCCGACGACCAGGTGCAGCAGCTCGACCACGAGCGCGCCGAACTCGGCTACGGTCAGTCCGCCCTGCGCCTTCGCGCGGGCGTCCGCGATGAATTGCGTGACTGCGGATTGAAGCTGTTCCGGTGTCATGTCAGTACCCCGTTGGCCCGGTAATGCTCGTTCCAGCCACCACGATCGAATAGGAGACGGCGACGCCGCCGGTCGGCCCGGTGGCCCGGATCGTCACGCCACGCTCGGTGCTCGTGACGCCCCATGCGTGCGTCTGCTGGACGGCGAGCAGTTCGCCGCCCGGCCCGACTTCGCCGGCGACGCGGCCCCAGCCATTCGTGCCGGACGGTCCGACCACGATTCGCGGCCCGGTGGTCGTTTCGTTGCAGGTCACACGGACGAGACGAACCTGCCGCATCGTTTGGATGCCTGTGGCACCCTGGATCGTGTCAGAGAGCGCGAGCAGATCGAGCGTCTCGCTCGATCCGGCGTTCAGGGTGCGGGTGCTCACCCACACCTGATCGGCCACTGGTCCGGAGACGGAATCGAGCTTGTAGTTCGCCCCCACCGTCACGCCACGATTCGACGCGCCAACAGTGTCGGTTTGCGTCTGCGTGATCGAGGTCGTCGTGGCGATGACGCCCGAAAGGCTACCGGTCGTTGGCATCAAGGATCTCCGTTCGCCCCTCGGCGATCGCCTTCCGGACCTGCACCACAGTCAGCCCCAGCCGCCAGGCGATCACCTCGATCTCTCGGTCCGTCCGCTCCGGCCTGGACGTGATCCGGCCCGACTTCTCGCGGCTCGTCACCAACCGTTCCAGCGACACAAAATCGCCAGCGGCTGCCACCGATTCCCGGCCATGCGGGCCGGTTCTCCAGTGCGTCGGCCGACCGATCATGCGTCACCTCCCACCACGCTACGACTCACCCTTCACCGGCCGCAGGGGGTGCGGACGCGTTGCACTCGGCAAGGCATGCGGCGTACCCGGCGATGTCGACCGCGTTGTCTGCGTGCGGCCGCGGCCCGAGGTCGCGGGCGAGCTTGTCGAGGAGCATGATTCGCGCCCAATCCGACGTTGTCAGGGGTCGGCGGAGCACGTCGCGAAAAAGGCTGTTGACCATTCCAACGGTGCGGGCGAAATGGGCCGTTGGCGGCCCGTAGACCGCGTGACGATCCTTCACGGCAGCGGTGGCTTGCTCGAGTAGACGGACAGCAACCGGCGGTCCTTCCGCTTCGTCCTCTTCGATCACCGTCGCCTCCGGCTCAACCTCGTCGCCGACGAAGTGCCGCAGCTCACGCTCGCCGCGGAGGATGTGATCGACCGGGTACGCACGTCGCTCTTTGGATCGCCGACGAAGTTCAGCGATTGCCGCTTCCCGCGTCGCAGTAGCTTTCCGCTCGTGGTCGTCCTTGTCGAAACCAGGGCGAAAGCACGGCGGATCTTCGTCGCGGTATTTCCAAGGCTCCGAAGGACCGTTGACCTTCCAGCGTTTCCCGGTGCCATTGCAGTCGGGACACGTCGGAATTAGCCCGACGATCCCACGGCATGTGTCGCACGCCACGTCGATCCGTGGTGGGTATTTCTCTTCCATCTTCCGCGTCTCCTGGATGTGCCGCACAAGCCGCCGGGCGTCGCTTGCAAGGCTGCCAAGTGTGCCAGTCCAGCAGTTCGCCGCACCGGCCCTCTGGATGCGTTGGTCGATCGCCAGCAGTTCAGCGTCCGTCATGACTGCCGTACCTTCCCCTTCGTGATCCGCAGGTTTTCGACATCGAACGACCGGTCGGCGTGGACATGCACGAGCGCGAAGCCGTGGTTCCACTTGTTCAAGACCGCGTACGCTGGCCGCAGATCGCACAGACAGCCAGTCGAGAAACAGACCGTCTCGCGGCCCATCATGTCGGGCTCGGAGTGCGTCGAAGTGCGGTGCCCGTGCCCTTCGAGCACGGTGTGGTGCAGCCGCATGAACGCTCCGCGGGCCTGGTTCACCGGCGAAGAGATCCCGTTTCCCTTCTCGTGTCCATGCAGGATCGGCAGTTGGCCGGCGAGAATGATCCGCTTGTCCTTCACCAGCGAAATATCGTTGCCCGACAGTCCGCACCAGTTGTCGAGCCCCATGATGGGGTCATCACTGATCTCGGCCGCGTGTTGCCACAGCCACTTCTCGAATCTCTCTTCGTGGTTGCCGCTCTTCGCGGTAATCAGAGCGTTGGGAAACTCTTGGCGTATCCACCGCAGCAGTTGCCGCACGGATTCCAGTTCGCCACGGAAGTTGCGGTGCTTTGGATTTTTCTCGTGCCGCGAGATCGAGTAGAAGTCTGCCCAATCGCCGTTGAGCAGCAGAGCATCAATTTTTTCAGTCTGGAGGTGCTCGATCGCGGTCCAGAGCGCCGTTTCGTCGTGATACGGAACATGGATGTCAGAGAGCACGCCGACTTTGCCGATGATACCCAGGTCGTACGGCTCCCACGGCTCCGCCTGGCTTGGCGGCATAGCGACCCTCTCACCGGCGCGCCGTACTTCGCGGTGCAGTTCTTTGGTGGTGGCTGAACGCCGGCTGTCTTCTCCATTTAGGCCGAGCGTTTTCCGCACGCGAGAGCGTGCCTGCTCAATCGTCAGTGCCCCGTTGCTCTCCTCGACCACCCGCCGGGCCAGCGTCCGAGCCGGAGCGTCGGGATGGCGGGCGACGATGTCGCGGACGATCGCCGTGATCTCGTCGCCGAGGGCCGCGCCGCGGAGTTTTTGCTTATGCATCCTCGTCCTCCGATCGGGTGATTCCGAACGCTTCGAGCACGGCCGCCGCCTCTTCCGCGAACTCCGTCACTTCGCTCTCGTCCAGGCACCACCAGCGGGCGTGAATCAGCTCGTGGAGGAGCACGTTGACGAAATCGAAGCCGGCGACCTTGTCGGAAACGCGGATCACGCCCGTCTCGGTGTTGCAGTCGCCGTGACGGTCTCGCGGGACGCGGCAGACGCGAATCCGCCACTTCCGGTCTCCGATATGCACCGTGGCCGATCGTCTCGCCATGCTCGCCTCCGTGCGGCCATGCTGACGGGCCGGGCTGTCACCCCGGCGGGGGTGTGGCTTCCCGCCGGGCGGCGTCGATCGCTCGTCGCACGATTGGCACGACGGCAACGGCCGGAATCGCCCCGAGAATCACGCTTCGCTTCGAGGCCTGGTCGACGAGGTGGGCGACGATTTCATCCATGCGGGCCTCGCAGCCGTCCGGCCCCCATGCGTCCATCTGGGCGGCGTATTTGCCGCACCCGCAGGAGCCGTCGTCGCGGACGCTCAACCAGGACAGCGTTCGTTTAAGTTGGCAGCCCGGGCCGCACGTCTCCGACACCGGCACCGTGCATTGCCGGATCGCTCCGCGGATCTTGCTGACGAAGCCACAGCGCCGGCACGTGGCGTCGGGGGTGGAGAGGTCGCAACGACTCACGATGATATTGTCCACGAAAGAGTACCGCTTGCATCGTTGTTTTCTTCAACTCGACAGGGATCATCAACCGGAGCAAAAAACCCCCCTCGCTGAACAGACCATGAAGCAGTTCCGCTCACGCCAGTCAACGACACACACGGCAACGATGGCACGTTCAGTCGCAAAAGAAAGCTCATGCAACACCCACGCGAGTCCCTAAATCCGAATCCCATAAAGACGTTTTCAGAGCCGACGTAACCAGTCATCCAATTGTGATTCACGCCAACAAAAGGAATGAACGGTCCGAATGAATACGTGACTCCGTTGCAGTCCTCAAGTGGCGTTATGTAGGAGTTGCAAAACTCTGGAACTCGATCAATTACATACGTTCCAGACGGATACGATGCGTGCAACGTTCCGGACGAGGTTGAAAACCCGCTCAACGTCAGGTAGAGCGCATTGGGAGATGGGTTTCCAGAGCAAAACGTCGCACACGGATTCCCCTCCTCGTAGCACTCCCTTACGATCCCATGCAGCACGTGGACCCGCTCCGAGCTGCTCCAGTCGATCCGTGCTCGGATTCCAACCATCGTTCCGTCGCACGTGGCGTAACCGCCGAAGGTGCCTGTTGAACTGTGCGGATCTCCGGCGAAAATGCCGACCAGCGGCACGGCCGCAGTGAATGTGTATGTCTCGCCGGGGTTGACTAACACTCCGTCGTTCGTCATGAACTGACCAGTGACGCAGGCAATTGTCACGGTGTTTGAAGACAGCGCGGTATCGGTGCTGGCGTTTGCCGGAAAGAGCGTTCGCCAGAACGACACCGCGAGACTGCACGGAAATCGACTCACAGAACTGTCGAGGTAGAACGTGCCGCCGATCTCTTGGTGAAACGGCCCACCGCTGGGGATAAACGCTGGGTTGTCTTCGTCGCCGGAGAACGTCAGGTAGCCGTCGGTGGCACGGCCATCAACAGCACCGAACGAATATCCACGCCACACCTCTTGAAACGCCGAGCCGCTGTGTGGGTTCTGGCATGTGCGGGTGCATTTCGGGCATGCACCCCCGCACCCGCACCCTTGGCAATTCGACCCGCCGCCGAGAATCATGCGGAGCACTCCGACCATTCGAGGTGCCACGTCCCGTCGATGCTCTCGCAACCGACCCAGAATCCGCCCGTCGGCCCCGTCACGGTCTGTGCCCGGTTGATTGCCGTGAACGTCACCGGGCCGCTTGGCCCGCTGACCGCTGCCGAGCCGTCGCCCTTCCACTGCGTCACGCTCGCCGTCGCGCCCTTCGTCCAGGTGCCGCTGACCTTCCCGAGCCGCACGCCGGCCGCCCCCGCCGACCCGAACCGCACCAGCGCCCACTTCCCCGAGCCGGTGCCGGATTCTTTCCACAGAATCGTGGCCTCGCCGCTCGAGGCCGACGTGAGCTGCGTCAGGTCGCCGTCCTTCGCCGTGGCGAACGTGTCGGACTCGCTGACGACGTTGATCTTGGCCTGCACCACACCGGCCACGGCACACCGGCCGATTCTCCCAGCGGCAATCGGCTCCACTGCCACGACAAACGCCGAGCCACCAGTAGGCAGACCGCCGGAGAGGACTGGCTGATCCTGGAATTGCTGCGTGGCGTTGCCTGTGGCCCCAGATGGCGTGAAGACCACGCCGGCCACTGACAACACGCCCCAGCGGCGGACGGCACTGCCGGCGTTGTTCTTGGCGAGGATCGGGGTGTAGGGCACGGGACCGGCTCCCGGGCCGTCCGCCACGCCGATCGGCCGTTGGCCGAACACGATGTCAGCGGCGTCCTGGGCACGGTTCAACGCACGTGCCGACAGTTGCCCCTTGATCGGCCCCGGCGTCACGCGGCCTGGCGTGTTGCTCATGCGACACCGATTCCGATCTTGGAGAAGTCGCCGTCCGGGTAGACCTTGTTGATGTACACAAAAAGAGGTTTGCGAATCACGATGTTATTGTTCTGATCATCTTGCGATGCGTATTTCACCCACAAGAAGTCATGTCCGCCCTTGTTGTATGCAGTGATGTCTCCAATTGGTTCGGGTGGCAGCGATGCGCCAAACGCTTCGTTGCCGCGATTTGGCGACGCAATGAATTTGTAGGTGAGCGACCACGGCCCGTTGCCGCGCTGTGCGTCCCATTCTTGCGATCCGCTCATGCCTGCAAACAATACCTCGCCTTTGCGAAACCCGCGAAATGACGCGTCGTTTACGCTTCCGGTTAGCAGATGGATGGCGCGAATGTACGCCTGCGTCATGTACGTTGACGGAACGTCGTATTGTTCCGACCACGTCAATTGCGGAACAACGATGTCGACCCCGTTTACGTTGCGATCGTCGACATTCACAGCTCCGTACGTTGTCGGCGCATTCTGCCCAAACAACAATCCGTTTGGCCCATACACCTGCTCTCCGCCTTGCTGTCCCCGCGCCTGCGTCACCGTCTGCGTGCCGCCGGTCGTGTCGAACGACCGCACTCGTTTCAGCGGTCCTGTCTGCGTCGGATCGTCGGCACCGATCTTCTCGTAGGCGACCGTTACCAACCACGCGTCGTCGCCCTGGTAGGAGACCGAATAGTTTTCGGCGCGGAGTTTGACCTGCGGCTGGCCGGGGTACGTCCAGTAGGTGTAGAGCGTGGAGAGCTTGACGTTGATGTCGGCGTGGAGAGCGTCTTCGTCGCTCGAACCGATCACGTTCCAGATCCGCGTGCGGGTGCTCGGATCGCGCCGGCCCAGCCGGTAGATTGTTGACGATCGGCTTGTTACATCCTCAATCCATGTCAGAGCCACGGCTTCCTCCTCACGGTCCGATCCCGCCCATGCGGCCTTGACGCTGCAATTCCTCGCGGATGTGCTTCAGCTCTTCAAGCTGTTGCTTGTCGATGTTGCCGGTGCCGAGCTGGCCCAGGCCGAACGCCGAGAACGTGCCGGCCGTCTCGGTCTTCGTTGTCGCGGCCATCGCCACTGGCCCGGGCACGGGGAACCGATTCACCTGCGCTTGCAGGTTGCGGTTGGCGTCGGCAACGGCGACGGCCCGGTCAGCAACGTTCTGCCGCGTGCGGTCGGCACGGTCTTGCCGAATCCGCTCGGCCTCGGCGAACATCGCCGCCTGCCGGTCGCGGCTCTCCTGCTGCATTTTTGCCTTCTGCTCGTCGGTCAGCCCGGTGCGACCGGCGAAGCCCGGACGATCGCGGCCGCGCTGATCGGCATTGGCAGCGTTTGCGGCTTCAATGCGGGCGAACTCTTTGTTCGCGGCCTCGTCGGAGATACGACCGACACGCCGCCACAACTCCGTCCAGCCCTTCTCGAGGTTTCCGGTGAGCCAGTCCCAGTAGGCGAAAATACCATTCAGCACGTTGTCCATCGCGCCGAGCAGATATGCGCCCCATTCGCTTGTCGCCATATTGACCCACATCTGATCCCAAGCTGCGGCCATGCCGATCCCGAAGTCAGAGAAGACGTTCTGCACGGCCTCAATCCACGGATCGAGAGCGCCCATGATCGCCTGCTCGCCGCGAGCCCACGCCGCGGCCCAGCCGGCCCACAAAACGTCGACTGCCCCGGCGAGATCGCCGGCCGCGATCGCTCGGTACACCCCTTCGACGGTGAGATTCACCGTGCCGAGGAGATCGCCGAACACGGCCTTCAGATTGCTGATCGGGCTGGCGAACTCTTTGCCGATCACCCCCGCGAGCTTTCGCAGATCGACGCCGGCCGCCACGGCACCGGCCCCGATCCCGGCGAGCACCGCCGCGGCCGCAAGCACCGGGCCGCTCGCGGCAAAGGCACCGACGGCCACCGCCGCACCCTTCACCACTCCGAGGAACCCGCTGACCGGACCAACCGTGGCGGCGATTGTCCTTGACACCGTGGTCAAGGCGAATCCGAGGGCGTACGTAGCCGTGCCCCAGGCCGTGAAATATCCGCCGACCGCCACCGCCAGGCGGACGAGCTGCTGATTGTCGCGGACGAACTTGGCGACGGCCTTCGCGGCCCCGGCGACGACGTTGGCAATGCCGACGAACGCCGGAGCGACCGCCTCGCCGACGGCGGTGCCCACGTCCTTCAGCGCCCGCTGCATGTTGGCGATTTCGGCGGTCCGTTCCACAAACGCACCGCCGACTGCCATGATCGGACCGGCAATCGCCGCACCGATCGCCGCCATGCCCATACCGGCATGTTCGAGCGTCATGCCAACGTCGGCCACCTTCGTGTTGATCGACGAGAGTGCCGAAAGGAACTTCGACGGGTTCGCCCCGATCTCAACGTAGACCTGGCCGCCGCGGACTGCTGACGCACTCATGCTTCATCCTCCGGCGGGTCCGAATAGCTCGAGCAGATCGGCCTCGGTCGCTTCTCTTTTCGGTGTCGGTCGGGCCTTCGTGAACGGGTTGAGTTTCGCGGCCTCGACTGCCGGCTTACCTTGGCCACGGTGAGTGTTCGCAAACTGCGCGAGTTGCTGTGCCGTGTGCCACCAGTCGCTTTCCAGGCGTGCATCACGGGCCGCGATCAACTCTCGGAGGGTGCGGTTGTCGGGGTCGAGTCCGGTGATGCCGCAGCACTCCCAGATGACGGACCAGGTGTCCGCAGGGCCGCCTCCGCCTGCTTCGTCACCTCGGCCGTCAGCTCGGTCATCCGAGCCGCCAGCGTCGTGACCACGCCGCGGAGGCGAGGTGGGAAAAAAGCGATCAGCTCCTCCTCGACCGCCAGCCCTCCTTGCTCGAGCGACTCGCCGCGGAGTCCGTCAAGGAACTGCTCTTTCGTCAGCCCGGCCTTCTCGATCGCCGGCAGCAGGAGGGCGTAAAGCGTCTCGCCGAGTGCGGAGAAGTTCGACCGCAGGATCTGGAACGTGCGGGCGATGTCGCCGGCGTCGATCAGATCGAACGGCACAGCTTCCGTCGGCGTCGGCTCGTCTGCGGTCCGCGGCGGCGGCACGACGCGAACCAGATCCTTCACCCGCTTCGCCGACGACACGGTCAGAGACACATGCCACGGGCGGCCTTGGTCATCACGAAACTCTTTCACGTGCGGAGTCCTGCTTGGGTTTTTCGCATCTCGATCGACCATGCCCGCTTGTCTTCAAGCGGCATGGCGTCCGAGACGCTCGACACGACCGCCGTGAACGAATAGCCTCCGGCCACCACTGCAATCTCGGTGCCGGCGACCGCTGCTGCGAAGGCGGTCGATGCCGCAGCGTCGTCGATTGTTTCGACGGTGAGAGTGAGCCCGTACCCGGTCTGGTACGAAATCATGGACCGCGAGCCGAAGGGCTGAATGTCGCGGGTGACTGTCGTGACGTTCAACAGCATGTCACGCGCGGCCGGAACGGTCAGACCATTCCACGTCAGGCCAGCGTCTCGACCAAGAACAATTGCCACGACGCCTCCACGGTCAGGAGGTCTTCTTGGCGGTCAACGTGAACGTGACCGAACCGTCAAGCGGCCGATTCTCGGAGACGTTGGTGACGATGTAGCCGGTGCCGGCAGACGCCAGCGACGACATGACCGCCGTCGCGTCGAGGCACTCAATCTGTGCGGTACGGGTGATAAACCCGCCCGTCGCGGCCTTGTAGGAAATCCCGGACGGATTGACGAGTCCGCGGTGCGAAACGTCGATCGCCGTGGCCTCGCGGGTCCACGTGACCTTCGTGATGCCCGTTGCGCCGTTTGCGCCTGTGGGATTGCCGCCGTCGCGGCCGAGAGTGACACCCATGATTGCTCCTTACTGGACGCCGCGAGTGCAGGAGACGGAATACGTGATCTTGTCGTCGAGCGGCTCGTCTTGGCTGACGTTGGTCACGAGAAACTTGATCGACGAGAGGTTGTGACCGTTCGCTCCCGACGCAGTGACCGTGACCACGCTGCCCTCGGTCACGCCTGGCACGTCCACGCACGTAACGTCAAGCGTTTGCTCCGCCCACCCGCGGAGAAACGTTCGCTCCGTGTCGCCGGCCTTCGTCTTGTCAATCTCGGTGAACGTGGTCGTGATCGACCCTTCGATCACGTTCGTGATCCCCGAGTAGGTGACGTTCTTGCCGAGGACGATCGTTTCGCCGGCCATGCGAGAGCCTCCGCGTGGGGTGTGGCTCTATCGTCGGCGGCGAGGCGGCAAGGCCGGAGGGGGTGTGGCGGGTCAGGGACCGGAGATCGCGTCGCGGAACGCTGCGGGGATCTTCGCCATGCCGTTCTTTAACCCGGTCTCCATGTACCGGCGGGCCTTTACCCGACGCGCCCCAAGCTTGATCGAATCGCTGCCAATGGGACGGTTTGACGTGATGCCGAACACGGCCCCGCCAGAGAATCGCCGCGGCACCTTCGCCGGGGCGGCGGTCTTCACGAACCACAGATTGATCGTGCCGCCCACCTCGTGAAGCTTGTTGAGCTTCGGAAGCTTTGCCGGCCCGACAACGACGCTGTCTGTTGACGAGTCGTAGTCGTACTGGATGTCCGACCGCAGGAAGCCTTTCGGGAACTGTGCCGTCTTCCAGCTTGTCACCCTATCGGGCTTCGCGGTCTGTTTCCGCCGTGCCACAAGACGCTGCCCGTTTACGGTGCCGATCTCCACGAGCTTTTCCATCGACGGCCGGCGATTGGACATCGACCTTTGAACGGCCCGTCGAACCTCTGCACCGGCGATCTTGAGAGCCTTCTGCCGCCCGGCGGACATGCGGTCGCGCACGTGGTTCCACTTGAACTTCGTTCGTCCCGTGACCTTCCCGGTTCCTAGCCCGTCGAGCTTGATGCGGACGATCTCGCCCATATTAGTGACTCCTCGGAACCCGGAACGTCACGACGATCCCCGCCCGCCAAACGTTCCGCTCTTGCAGCGCCTCGCCGGGGTTCTTCTCGACCACGATCGTCTGCGGCGACGTGACTCCGGTCGGCCACGTGATCCCAGGCCAGGAGTGATCCTCGAGCTTGCCGAGCAGCTCCTCGAGCAGATCGAGCATCACGTCGCAATCCGCCTCTTCCGGCGTGTGCCGAGCAAGGTAAATCTCGACCGCGTAGTCCCGCATGTGCGACGACCTGGCGATCCGTTCCGACTCGATCGAGCCGTCGGTGATGCAGATCACCGGGTCGGCGAGATCCTCGATGTCGTACTGCGGAAAGTTCTTCGTCTCGACCGTCACCGTGTCGGCCGTTGCCGTCCACGTCACCGCGTCGAGAGAGGCGACGAGCGCCGTCATGATGTCGTTCTGGACGCTCATAGACTCGCCTCCATTTCCGCTGCGTTGCCGACGATCCGCTCGTCCCAGTGCAATTGTGCGGCAGCGGCCCTGGCGTGCGTCAGGGCGTCCGCCTTGCGTCCGAGGTGCCAGAGGGCGATTGACGCAAGCTCTGCCGCCCTCGCCTTTGCCAGCGGATCGGTGGCATGCGTGCTGACCGGCGAGGCAATCGCTCGTTCCGCGAACTCAAGCGACCGCGGCCAATCCTCGCCGTGGTGAGCGGCCAGCGCCAGCCGTTCCCACCCGTCCGGCTCGCCCGGCGATTCCCGCGCGGCCCGGTCGAGGTATGCCCCGTCGCCGGTGATCGACGCCAGCCGCCGCAGAGCGTAAGCCCGCTCTGTCGGCGATCCACCGGGCATCTTCAGGAAGCCGGCAAACTCGCCTGCCGCCGTTGGAATGCCGGCGTAGTCCAACTCCCGAGCGTAGTACCACCGCGCCCGTGCGTCGGCCGGGGACTCGTTGACCGCCACCTTGAGCAGCTCGAGGTCGGTCTTGTGCGCCTTGCCCTTGTCGCGGTGGTGCTCGACGACCAGGCCGTCGGCCTTGCGCTGGACCTTGTCTCCCGACCAGCAGACGAGCCCCTCGTGCGTGGCCTGCCGCCAGACGAAGCCGGACCGGGCGTGGACCCGATCGCAATGAAACCGCAGGAGCGGACGGCCGTCGTCGTCCATGCTCCACCAGTAGTCGTAGAAGAGATTGTTGGCCGTCCCGTCCCACGCCGCCTCGATCGCCGCTCGCCATCCGGACTGTGGACGCTCGTCGAGATCGACCCGGAAGGCGACATCGACATCGGGCGGAAGGTTGCAGAGCGCCTGCGTCCACGCCACATCCCACCGCCACGGCACGACGAACGACCGGGCCACGGCCACGCCGGCCGCCTGGAGCAGTTCGACGGTGCCGTCGGTTGAGCCTGTGTCGGTCACCACGCGGACATCGGCATCGGCGGTCGCCGCGGCCCACGCTTCTGCGTGCTTCGCTTCGTTCTTTGCAAGAGCGTAGATACCGATTTTCACAGGGTGTATTCCTTTGGATTGCCGGTCGTGTACCACGCCAGCGGCTCTTCGATCCGCATGATTCCGGTGAGCCTGCCGGCTCGCTTCCAGTAGTCCCAGTCCTCGCCGAATCCGGTCGGTTGCTGATCGCCGAGCCGCTCGACGATCCTCGTGTGGATCATCGCCGTCGAGTTGATGACGGGATTCATTACTCGGCAGATCGCGGTCACGTCTCGCGTCGTGTCGGTGATCTGCACGCCATGCTTCTCGTGGTGATACCCGCAGACGACACCGTCGGGGCTGCGGTTGAATGCGTTGGAGCAGAGCACCAGATACGGGTCGTGCTCGCGGACTGCCGCGAACTGCGTGGCGGTCTTCGTTGGCATCCACTCATCGTCGTCGTCGAGGAACGCTACCCAACCGCTGAATCCGATTTTGATCACGTGCCGGATGGCTTCGTTTCGCACCGAGCCAACCGCAAACCCAGCCCCGGTTTCGTCCCGGCTAGAGACGGCTCGCCGAAGGACGGTCAGCCGCGGGCTGCCGACGATCTCCTCAAGCCACTGATACCGCTGATCGTCCGAGGCGTCGTCAACGACGAAGACTTCCGCCGGCGGGACTGTCTGCGTCAGCGCCGACCGGATCGCCCGTAGGCACAGCCGGTAGCGGTTCCGCGTCGGGATGACCACGACGTAGTCATTCACGGCCCCGCCTCCAGAATCGTCTCGTTGTGGTCGCAGAGCCACGGGCGGACGTGCCGCGTGTTGACAGCCCACGCCCCAGCCCAGGTGTTGACTTCCCACGTGACGTGTCCGAGTCTGCGCAACGCCTGTGCCTGTTCCACCACCGCCCCATGCCAGATCGCCGCCCATCGCCGCGGCACCGTGAACACCCCACCGGCACACCACCACTCGCACCGTCGCCAATTTGGCCGCGTCCACGGCGTACCCCAGATCGACGCCATGCCGATCCTGTCCCGCGGTGCCGCCGCAGCGGCCCGATCGAGGAACGACGGCACCATGCCGGCCGTGATGCCAGGCACGTGGAGCAGGCCGTAGTCCATCCACACGAGCACGTCGGAGTCGGTAATCTTCGCGGCGTCCGCCACCCAGGCCGTCTTCTGATGCTGCACGGCGAGGAACTCCCGCGAGTCCTTGCCGGGATTGCCGAGCGGCAGTTCGGCCCCAGCGGAGAGGTGCCAGTGCCAGCAGTCTTCAACCGTGCCGCCGAACGTCTGCACTTCGTGCCCACCCGCTTCGGCAGCGCCGACGAGCTGCCGGCCCAGCCGCTCGTATTCGTCGTGGGATCGATTCGGCAGATCAAGCCGAACGTACCCGGTCACGAGACAGGCGCGAGCAGTTCGCATACGTCCTCCTCTGCGAGCGTCGTCGTCCAGGCTTCCGCGTCGTTCACCCCGAAGGCGACGACGATCTGCCCGTCCAGCCACGCCAGCCCGGCGGCGAACTCGATCGACTTCGTCTTCACAAACGAGAACAGCGGCGACCACCGGCGAAGCGTGAACGACGCGTCGAACCAGACGAAGCGATGCTCGTACGCTCGCCGGCCGTCCTCGAGGTGGGCGACTTCGTGGACTATTCCTAGCCAGCCCCCACGCACCGGCACGAGCTGCCCGCCGCCCCGGAATCCCTTGGCGAGGTGCGTGGCCGAGCCGCGGGCCGCCACCTCGTACACGCCCGGCATGTCGGCGTCGGCCGACACGGTGACCGTCTGCCCGTTGTGGTTGGCCGCGTAGAGCCAGCCGTCCTGGCTGTCGATCGGCATCCAGTTCTTTTCGTGCGTCTGGAGCCCTTCCCACTCCAGCACACGCATACCGTGCAGCCTGGCATCGTCAACGTCTAGGTCTGCCACGCCGATCCGACACTGCCCTGCCCACGGGGCCGCGTCGCGGACCGTCGCCGAGACGCCGAAGCCGCGGGGCGTCCGACGGAGCCGGCAGTCTTCCAGGCCGTGCACCGGGTAGCCGTTAGTCTCGTAGGCCGGCGGGACGATCACCTTCGCGTCGGAGGCGTTCCCGTCCTTGTCGATCCGGCAGAGGATGTTCTCGGTGCGGATCGCACCGTCGTCTTCCGGCGGGATCACGTACCGCCCGGCCGCGTCGATCCGGTAATTGCTCGACCGCACGATCGCCAAGAGGCTGTTGCCGTCGGCGATGATCGTGGGGTTGAACGTTGACCAGCCGCAATGTGCCGGCTCGACTTCGATCCGCAGCGGCGTATGGACCGCCAGTTCGGCCAGGAGCGGCGTGTACCACGTGCGATTGGATCGAGCCTGCCGCTCGAGGTCTTCCGGCAGCGGCATGTTGAGTAGCCGGTCGCTTGCTCGTCGTCCGGTCTCAGTTTCGCCGCAGTAGTAGGCGTGGATCGCCAAGGCGTGAAGGTGTTCGTGCATGCGGTCCTCCTAGGCTCGCAATCGTGCCGAGGCGAACGCAGTCAGCGGAGGGGGTGCGTCACGCAAACTCTGCCGCTTCTCGCACCGCCGTGTCCGGATCGAACCCCTTGGCCGCGATCCAAACCACGATCTGATCGACCGTCACTTCCGGCAGCGGAGGCGGAATTATTGGCACCACGGCCCGCGTGGCCGAGTCCCAGCGTGATTCGCCGGACAGGATCGCGTCGGCCTGGTCGTCGGTGATCGAGGAGGCGGCCAGACCAGACGGCAGAGAGCCGACCGGACCGCTCCCGATTGAGTGGGCGTCGCCGCTGGCGGACTCGTAGACAACGTGCCATGCGTCAGACATAGGGCACCCCGATCACACAGGCCGCGAGCCAGGATGGATTGGTTGCACGGTCGTGGCGAACGGCGATTCGCGTGCCGGCGGGGATCGCACGACCGCACACGCCGACAAGGCCTGGGAGACCGTACTGCGGCGCGATAAATCCGTTCGCTCCGGTAACGTCCGTGATCACAGACGAGATCGCCACCTCCGAGCCGGCCGCGCCGATCCCCAAATCGAGACGGTTGGTCGTGGTCGAGCCGCCGGTGAAATTTCCCGCGCCCGACGGCACGACGATCAACGCTTGATAGTCCTTGGCCGTGGCCGCGGTGATCTGCACCCACGAGCCGGAAGCCCCGCTCATCGCCGTGCCGGCGCTGGTCGATTGCGATGTCCCAAGCGTGTCGAGAGAGGTGGGGATGCGGTCGGCAAACGGTGACGAAAACACGTGAACGCCAAGCGTGCGTTGGTTCGCACGACTTGCAGTCGCGCACCGCGAGCGAAACGCGATTCGCGTGTTTCCGGCAATGCGAACCGGCACCGCCAATGGCAGAGACGTGTTTTGCAAACCGCCTACCGCCAAGTCCGAAATGATCGCCGTTTCGCTGCCGCTCGCTCCGGTTCCGATGTCAATCAGCGTCGAGTTGTCGGCCGTGGTGCTGGCTGACGCCCCGTAGGTCATGAGAAACAGCATCGAAATCGTGTCTGTCGATGCCGTCGCCGATGCGGCGAACAACTGCGTCCACGCGCCGGCGGCGTTGGCGGAACCGCCGGATGTGGTCGACACAATGCTCGTGTTGCTTGCGAGCCACGTGAGCGCCGAGGCGGTGAAAAACGGCGCGCGGGCGATGCCACCATCGCGCGGCGACCAGACCGCGCCGCCGCTGATCGCCGGATACCGCGTCGAGATTTGCCCACCAATCGGCCGTGCCATCACGAAATGTCCTCGTAGCTGCACACCACATCAAGGCCGCTGGATGCGCTCGCGGTGATCGTGATTCGTCGGTCTTCTTCGAGGTAGATCGGATTCTCTTTCCCGACAAGGATGAGCGGCACGCCGGGAGCCAGAGGCACGGCGGTGCCGATCGAATAGCCGGTTCCGCCGCTTGCCGCGGAATAGAATTTTCCCGTCACGGTGATCGTGGCCGAGCCCGTGTTGGTTACGGTGATCTGCCCCACGCGCAGGCATTTTCCGCTGGCAGCGGCGTTTGTGAGCAGAGTCGTTTCGGATGTGCTCGCAAGCTGGAGCACTGCCGTTTTGCCGTTAATCGTCGTTGGATTGGTGAGGTTGGGAGCGGCCATAGATCACCCGAAAAGGAATGAGGCGGGATAGGGATGGATGCGAGACGAGCCGCCCCCGGCGGGGCCAGTCGGGCCAGTGGCACCCTGGCTGCCGTTGCTTCCGTTGCTTCCGGCCGTTCCAGGACTGCCCGTCGGGCCAGTAACATTTGACGCTGCGCCGGTCGCTCCGGTCGGGCCGGTATTCCCCTGACTGCCCGCCGTGCCATCCACGCCCTGCGGGCCGGTATCGCCGCGAGGTCCGGTAACACCCTGGCTTCCGTTGCTGCCAGCCACGCCCTGCGGGCCGGTCGGACCGACGCCGCCAGCCACGCCAGACGGCCCGGTATCGCCACGAACGCCTGAAGGACCAGTATCGCCACGAACACCCTGCGGCCCGGTAACCGTGGACGCCGCACCAGGACTGCCCGTCGCCCCGGTCGGCCCAGTGCTTCCGCCACCACCACCGCCGCCGAGCACGGCCGACAACTGCGAGAGCGTCACCGCCCGCGTGCCAACCGTTCCGGTCGGGCCAGACGGCCGCGAGAGGATCAGATAATCAGTGCCGGTGACACCGGCCGCCGCCGGCAGTTGGTCGACGCGCTTGAAGAGCGGCATGCGGTCACCCCTGGGCGGTCAGCGGAACAACGATCTCTTCGCCCTGGTCCGTGATGATGTACGTCTGATCCTTGTCCGTCCGCTTCGTGTGAACGCGGACAAGCTGCTGAAAGGCATCGCCGTAGTGGAACAGCGGAACGCCACGAGGTGCGGTAACCTCGTAGAACACCGACACGCCACCGATGTCCTCGACGATCATGTCACCACGCAGCGGCTCGCCGTACGGCAAGTCGGCAGTCTTTACGATGTAGTCCCGACTCTCCCACTGCTCCGTGACGCCATTCTGCCCCGACGACTCAAACATGCTCTTGCCGATCGTGGCGACGAACTGCGACGAGTTCGCGCCCCGCTTGTAGGCCACGGTGAGCGACGCCGACGCCGCGAACTGGTCGGCGAGCCACGCGGCACCGGCGGAGAGCATGTCGGCCATCGGTCACCTCGCAGACACAAGACCGCCGGCGGTGCCCGAGCAAAGGCGACCGCCGGCGGCTTGCGGTATGAATCCGATCAGGACGGGCCGGTAGCGTTCAGGTCGAACAGCATGCCGTGGTTGATCGACACATCGACCGTCGTGTCACCGGCAGCCGCATCGACAGCCACGAGGCCGGCGATACCGGTCGTGGTCGCGGAGCCAGTGACGTTCAGGTTGCTGTGAAGATACGCCACCGACCCGGCGGTCAGCGCGCCGCCGGTCACCTTCGTGAAGGTGAAGATGCCGCGGACGTTGATTGAACCCTTGGCGTTGGCCGCGATCGGACGCGAGCAGACGCCGACGATCTTGCCGAGGATCACCACGTCGCCAACCGCCTTTGCGGTGGTCGGCGTGTAGTCCCAACTGTCACCGATGTTCTGCTTGAGAGTCGCCATCGAAAAGCCTCGTGTGTCTGGAGTTGTTGGTGAGCGTCACCCCGGCGGGCCTGGACATCCCAGGCCCGCCGGGCACGGATTACGCTGGCAGGGCTCAGGAGGTCGCCATGCGGTAGCACGAGCGGCTTTCCGCCTTGCTCACGCCAAAGTCGAAGTAACCGCGGACCTCGATGCCGAGGGTGTCGAACGAGGCTTCCGCCTGCTCGACGATCGGCGACCGCTGACCGTTGAGGAAGCCCACCTCCATCACCGGCAGATCGTTCGGGTCTGCACACAGCCACCACGTCGAAGACGAGGTGAGGTAGGCCGAATCGACGATCGTGAACTTCCCGGCGAGCACGTTGGCCTGTGGCTCGACGACACGGCTCGAGGTCGAGCCGAGCGAGGAGGCCAGGAGCGTGTTGCCAGTCTGGATCTTGTCGGCCGTGATCCGAAGCTGGACAGGAACGAGCAGGATCTTCGGCGTGATGCCGAGCGGGTTGCCGTCAGGATCGTTGAGCGATCGGTAGGCAGCGTACGCAGTCTCGACCGACCCGATCGCCATTGCATTGCCGGCACCAGCGGTCGCCCCCTGGTAGTAGCTGGCGTTGGCAGTCGCACCCACCTGGAACTCGGTCCAGAAGACCGAGTTAAACTTCAGAGCTGCACCGCGGCCAAGCCGGCGGGGAACCGCCGTCAGAGCACCGAGGTCGTCGTTGATGATGTCCGCACGGGTGATGGACGAAATTCGTCCGTAGGTCTTCGCTTGGAGCGTGCGGGTCGCGTCGCCGGCATCAGCCGACTTCAGCCGCCCGTCGCCCGCCACTTCGTCGAACACGAAGCCGCCATCGAGCCGAACGCCGGTGATCGCCTTCAGGTCGTTCAGCGGCCGCACGAGCGAGATCTGATCCCACACCGACTCGACGGCCTCGAAGCCGTTGAGCAGGTACTTGTTGTAGGTCGCGGCGAGAATGTTGGAGATGTTGTGGGTCGCAAACGCGGCCCGCAGAATCACCCCGATGTTCCCGGCCGTCACCTTGTGAACACCGTCGTAGCCACCCTTGCGAGCGGCACTGACGAGCACCTCTTGCAGGCCGATCGTGCGGGAACGCTTGTTCGCGGCCTCGACCATCGGCGAATCGCCGTACTTGGCTTCGATCTGCTTTCCGAGCCCGCCGACGACCTGCATCGCGGCGATCGTGACCTGGTCCTCGTCGAGCTGCGGCTTGCTGGCGTGGATCGCCGGCCCGCCGCGCACGTCGCGGAGATCCTTGAGAAGCGTCGCCTTCACCTCGCGGGTGACATCGGCGACCACCTCGGCACGAATCGAGGCGAGATCGACCTTCGGCGCGGACGAAGCCATGTCGGAAGGACCGGTTGGCATTGCGTCGGTCTGTTGGACATCGGGGCCGGTCGGCATCACGTCGACGGCGGCCTGCGTCTCTGCGGACATGGGAGACTCCCCCGCCGTTTTGGCGGTAATGGTGACGGCCGTCGCTGCGTCGGCCCCGAGGGTGACAAACGAACACTCCCGCAGCGTGGAGCGCTTTACGATCCGGACCGGACCTTGGAAGGTCTGCCCGTTGACTTGTGCGGTGTCGCCCGACGCGACGAGGTAGTCCTCGTCAACGTCAGCGCCGACGGATGCCTGCCACTGGTAGCCGCGGTCGCCGAGCTGCACGACCTGCATGGCCGCTTCGCAGACGGAGAGGATCGCGCCTTCGATGACGAGCTGATTGCCGACGGTGCCGGTGCCCTGGCCGAGAACGGCTTCGAGCGAGTAGTCGTGGCCGAAGACGATCGGGATCACCGACGGCACGGTCATGCCGGCGAGGTCGATGACAACCGGCTCCCGGCTCCACATCTGGCGGATCAGCCCGCCCGTGTAGCCGACCATCGAAAACCGCGGAATCCGCGGCGTCGAAAGCCCTTCGCCCTCGCTCCCGTGATCGTCGGCGCGGAGGAACTTGACGGCAGATCGGATCGAGAGATTGCTCATGCGTTGGCCCCCTCGGTGATGCGATTAGCGAACGCCTGACCGGGATCGCCTCCCCACAGCGCCCAGGCAATGCGGCCGGCGGACGGATAGCCGTCTTCGCCCTGGCTCCAGCCTTGGCCCTGCTTGTCCACCTCGTGCCGGGCGAAGTAACTCGCCATCCGCTGGACGGTGTCGAGAGAGAGCGGCCTACCGTTGGCGATGTCCCTGGCACGGGCAACGCCGACTTCGGTGCCGCCGCGGCCGAATTCACGACGCCAGGCGAGGCCACGTTCGGCCTCGGCTCGCATCTCGGCGGTCGGCTGGTACGACTCGGCGGCGATCACTCCAGGCTCGCCGGCAGCGTTGACTGGATCGGCCGGCGGAACGACGACCTGGGCGGGCCGGTCGCCGATCGACAGCCCAAGCTCGCCCATGAGCTGTCGTTCGGCGGCGATCTGCCGCAGTTCGACATCCCACTGCTTCCCCTGCCGTGCATACTCGGCAGCGAGCGAAGTGGTCAGCGTTGCCAGCTTCGTCTCGGTGGCGTTGGCTTCCTTGTTGGGGTCGACGCCTTCGCGGCCGTCCCACACCCAAGCCCAATTCCACTCCGACGCCGGAGAAAGGCCGGCGGGAATCATGCCGGGAACGAGCAGTGCTTCGTCGAGCCACTCGCGGAAGATGCGATCGAGCCACGCCCGCTCCAGTTCGTCCCGCTCGACGCGGACGTTCTGCTCGTGGAGTTGGCCGTCCAGGCGGGCCGACGAGTAGTTGTATGACGAGGCGTCGAAAGCCGCCTTGTGGTACGGCAGATTTACGCCGCGGGCGATCTCGCCGAGGATCGTCCGCGTGAACGCTTGATGCGTGTTCGTCGGCTGTTCGGCCTTGAGCTGGGAGATATCCCAGCCTTCCGGCAGCGTGGTAAGCGTGCCCTTCTCAATCTCGATCGCGGCGAACGGATCGACCTCGTCCACCTGTGCGGCCGGCGAGTTCGAGTGGACGAACGCGGCGAGGTCGGCGGCGATCTCGGCGGCACGGATGACGGCTTCCGTGTACCGCCGCATGTTCGCCGTCAGCCGCAGACATGGCGTCAGCTCGGAGAGGCCGCGGTGCTGGCCAGGCCGCGTCGGCCGGAACCAGTGCAGCATGAGATCGGCGTCGACACGGTCGTACTCGTTCACCCCGATCAGATAGTTGCTGCCGGGGTGGGACTTGAGCACGTGGAACGCGATTACGTTTCCGTACACATCAAGCTCGACGCCATCCACGAGCGAGCCGTCAGGCGAGACCGTCTGTTGCCACTGGTAGGCCGGCGATGCGACTTGATCGGCCTCGATCAGCCGGAGATCGAGTTGCACGCCGCGAGGATCAATCCGTGGATTCGTGAAGAACAGCGCGAACGCTTCTCCGTCGAGAACGCGGGCCTCGGTGGCGGTGCGGAGCTTGTCCGCCAGGCGGACTGACCACGACCAATCGAAAAACGCACGACTGATCGACCGATCCGCCTCGGCGTTGCCGGTGGCGAGCTGCACACGCGGACCGGTGCCAATGAGGTCATTGCTCTTCGTGACGCAGATCCCGTGGACGTAGGCGTTGTTCGCACGCTCGTACCGCGCACGGTTGCGGATGATTCTCCGCACTTCAGGCACGAGAGCGGCGTTTGCCGAGAGGGAGTCGGCATTGGCCCAGTGCCGGGAATCGTCGCTCGTCTGAGCGGCGTCAAACCGCGCCCGTGCGAGCGGGCGAACGACCTGAATCGCCTTCTTCGGAGGCGACCAGCGGCCGGTACGGATGAGGGAAACGATTCCCATTCAAGTCGTCCCCGGCGGGATGATCTTGTTAAACCGGAGACCGCGATTGCTGGCGGCCGTGGCGTTCCGAGCGGCAAGGTACTTGTCGGCCTCGATCATGTCGGCGAGGGACTGCGACTCGACCTCACCGGCATCGGTGCGGACGCGCTTCGGCCCCTGGGCCACCGTGTCGATCTTGCTGGCAAGTTCGTCGCTCATGCCTCCACAGTCGCGGAGACGGCAACGGATCGAGAGGGGGTGTGGCTACGCCTTGTGGCGTCGCGTGACGATCACCCGCTTACCGTCAGGGCCGGATGGGATGCTGACCTTCTTCCGCTTGCGAGTGCCCGTTTCACTCGACGCCACCTCGAGACCAGAAATCGACGCTGCGACGGCGCATCCGACGAGGCAGTCCCACCAATGGTTTTCCTGCCCAGGCGGGAGCTTCCATTCGTCAACGATCCGGCCGCGTGCGTCCTTCCGCTGCGGAAACTCCGAGACGAGGTGCTCGATAAGCATCTCGTGCGAGCCGGCGTGGAACATGATCGCTTCCGGGTCGCCCTGGCCGAGCCGGAGCCGGGCCGAGACGAACGTCTTCCACCAGTTCGTGTCGTACTGCGACTCGATCTGGACTCCGCTCGCGGTCTTGCCGACCACCCAATTCAAGCCGGCACGGTCGCCACGATTGCGCCTCACTCCCATCGGGGCACTCGTCGCCCCAACACCGCGTCCGCGGCTGGGGAGGATCGTCGAGGAGAACAGCGACGACCGGCAAAACTTGCGGACGGTGTCAGTCGATGTGCCCCAGTTTGAGTCAATCATCGTCTGGGCGATCCGCATCGGCACCCCGTCTTCCCGCAACCACTCGCGCGATAGGAGCACCTTCGTTGCTTCCTCAAGGCCGGCATACAAAGCGGCCTCGAATGACGCTCCAGGCTTGGCGAGAGCCAGCGTCTTTTTTGCCGACTGCGCCTCGTAGTACGACACGCCCTGGTCGGGGTATGAGCCGTAGGCGATCACTTGACCGCCGAAAGATTCAGACCACGAGCAGACCATCCAGTAGAGGAGATTCTTCTGCACGTCGATGAACGCCGTCAGCTTCGTGTGTCCGTGCGGAACTACGGCGCGGCCGACAACAGTCGATCGGTCGGCAAGCTGCCGACGGTCGAGCTTGTCCGTCGTCATGTCGTCTGTCAGCGGCTCGTTCTGGTACTCGGCATTGAATGCCGATTCGCCCCGGTCGATCCGCAGATTCCAGGCGTGTTGGATCGCGGATAGATCTCCTGGAGCCTTGCGTTCAGGCCATGCAACCCGGCTGCCTGCGTCCATTGCCGCCTGGTGGTCTCTGTAGAAAGCGTCCGCCTCCGCAGTGCCGACGCCGCTTCGCTGCCCCTCTCGCCGCAGCTCTGCGTATTGGCTCCAGAGATCCTCGTTGTCGGGCCACTCGTAGACCAACTTCGTGCGCTCGCCCTGCCACTTTGGATTTCTCTGGCGATCGAGAAGCCGATCGGCGAGATCGTCGGCACGGATTACCGTCACGGTGCATAGCCCGGCCATGTCCACACCGGGACCACAGAGGCCGAGAACGGCACCGTCAAGGGTGCGCTCACGTTTCGATACCTGCGACGGGCTGTCCGCCGATTCGTCTGTCTGCGGATCGTCCACGAGCACTAGGTCTGGGCGGATGGTCTTGCCGTCTGGGCGGGTGTGCCGGAGGCCACGGATGCGGCCGGTGATGCCGGCGACACGGACGGCCGCACCGGAAGACACGCCGCCGGGAACTGTGGCGAGCGTGATCTGGTCGGCGGTCCACTCGATTTTCGTCGGCTTGCCGTCGATCGTCTGTCCGCGGGCGCGGGCGTTGATTCCTTCGAGCGCCCGGATCGGGTAGGTCGCCTCCGGGTAATCGGCCGCCAGGAGGTCGTTCTGCTCGAGGTGGCTCTTGATGCTGTCGAGCATCTGCTCCGCGATCGACTGGTCGGAGCCGATCAGCGTGATGAACTGCCGGTGTCCATTCAGCAGTGCCCATAGGCAAGCCCACTCGCAGAGCGTGGTCTTGCCGGAACCGCGAGGCATGGCGAAGGCGAACAGCTCTCCGCGGAGCACCGCAGCTTCGATCTTGGCGATCGCCGTCAGATGATCCGGCGACCACGCCAGCGGGAACGACTCGGCGGCGTACGTCTCGCAGAAGAGGCGAAAGTTGAGCCGGCATGAATCGCGGCGACCGGCGTCGACGATTGGCGGCGGAGTGCCGATGTCGCGGCCGGCGGCAGAGACGCGGCGAGCACGTTTGCCGGTGCGCGACTTTATGTCCTCGTACCGTTCGGCGTCACGCTTCGCCTGGGCGTCGTCAGTGCGGCGTTTTTGATCGGATCGGACGGCCATTTTCACCGGCCGGAGTTCGTGGCTAAAAAACGTGGTTGTTTTTGGC